TGAATACGGCCTAACGGTGCGACGTGGCAATCGCACCATCAAGGCAAGGTTTGGCGATGGATACGAGCAGGTGAGCCCTGATGGCCTCAATACCGACATCAGGGAGTACACCATTGACACTGCTCCCATTTCTGATGAAGCGGCCATCGCTTTAGATGGTCAACTAGCCTCCTTGAACGGAGACTTCTTCTATAGTCAGTTCTTCATGGACAGTGGCTTGTTCAAATACCGACTGGAGCCCAACGCTTGGCAATGGCGCGTGGTCGGACCAAACAGCAACGTCTTTAGCTTTACCGTGAGGAGGATTTATGACACTAGAAGCTGATGTGCAACAAGGGTGGCATGATGCCATCATTGAAATGTTTGACATAGATCTTTCGCCCATCACGAACGATCCTGCTGATATTTTTTACTTTGTCAACGAACTAAACGAAGACGGAACAAAAGTGCAATGGAAGGGGAATGTTTACGAGCCTCTTCCAATTCTTTCCGCTGGTTACGACAGAAATACCAACGGTCAAATTGCACAGCCAACTTTAACTCTTTCAAACATATCTAATGCCTTTACTGGCATCGCTTCCTTGTACGATGATCTAGTTGGCGCAAAGGTGACAAGGCGTCGCACTTTGAAGAAGTATCTGGATGGTAGTCCCGGAGCTGATCCGCTTCAGGAATTCCCCATAGACATCTTTTACATTGAAAGGAAGACGCAGGAGAGCATTGTTTCCATCACTTGGCAGCTAAGTAGCATCCTTGATTTAGAAGGCGTCAAGCTTCCTCGTCGAGTGATTACGCAAAATCTTTGCCTCTGGAAATACAGGAGCAGCGAATGTGGTTACACAGGGGCTCCAGTTTTCAATTCGAGGGATGAAGTCATTAGCACGACAGGTCAAACAGCGCAAGGCGTTGCAGTTATTAACGCTTGGAGGCTCAGAGAACAGCGAAAGGCGGAGTTGCAAAGCGCCACCAATGTTTATAATCAAGCTGCTGGAACAAAAGAAGCGAAGTGTCAGCCATATACTCTTCTTGAAAGAAAATTTAGCCTAAGCCCCGCAAACTTTGTTACAAAACTTGAGATTTTTGACGGTGAATTTCTTCTGCCTTTTGGCGCTCAATTCAATGGAGTTCCTGTTCCTTTAAGCGAAGAATACAGGCAAGGACGTCAAATTATCAGTGACGGTACTTTAACTTTCTATGAGATTGAGAGGTGGGGGTTTGACGCGGCTGGTTGCGCAACTGCGGATGCTGATCTTACGACGGCGTCAGGCCAACTTGCCACGGCTCAAAGCAATCTCAGCAATGCAGAATTAGCGCTCACTGCAGCAATGGCGGCGCTCCCGGTCAATGATCCCCTCCGACTTTCTGACGTTTGCGGAAAAAGAGTGTCCAGTTGCGCACTTCATTTCCCCGAGCAGTCATTACCATTTGGTGGATTCCCTGGTGCCAACTTGGTCCGAGGCTAATGTTTGAAACACTGAAGCAAGAGATGAAGGCTCACGCTTTGAGCCGCCCAGAAGAGGAAGTGTGCGGACTGATCGTAGAAGGCAAGTACATTCCTTGCGACAATATCCACTCCTCCCCATCGCTGAACTTTGCCATCAGTGCAAGCGATTACGCACGCGCTTCCGAGATCGGTGAAATCGAGGGAGTTTTTCATTCGCACCCTGGCCTTGTTGGCGGCTTTAGCCCGCACGACATCCAAGCGTGCAAGGCAAGCAATTTGCCATGGGTGGCACTGGCAGTCGGCTTCAATCAGTGGCACGAAATGTCGCCGTGCGGAGATGCCCCTTATCTTCAACGCCCGTGGATCTACGGCATCTACGACTGCTACGGCTTGTTTCGAGACTTCTATCGCAACGAGTTTGGCATCTTGCTGAATGACTTTGACAGGGGTGATCAGTTTGAGTGGGAGAGCCCAGAGTGGCGCATGTTTGAGAAGAACGTCGAAGCGCAGGGCTTCGTAGAGATTGACAGGCTCGAAAAGAAAGGCGACATGATCCTGATGCAACTACAGTGCAACTTTGTGAATCACATTGGAGTGCTTGCGCGTCCAGAGGCAAACGTGTTTTATCATCATCTATTGGATAGACTGTCCGAAGAGAATATCTACGGCGGTTACTGGGCTCAACGCACCAGACGACTGATGAGACACAAGGAGCTGTTCTGATGCAAATGGTGGAGGTGAAACTGCTTGGTGAACTGGGCAGGCGCTTTGGCCGCAAGCATCGTTTCATGGCGCATTCAGCTCGCGACATTTTCTCTGCCTTGTCCAACCAGCTAGAGGGCTTCAAGGAATACTTTCGCGACGCCCACGAAAAAGGCATTGTTTTCAGACTGGTAGATAATGACGCCGATGGGATGAGCTACGAGAATGTTGTCATGGGCTGCCGGCGACTTATCGTTGCGCCCATCATCTCTGGATCTGGAGCTGTTGGCCGCATTCTGTTAGGAGTCGCATTGATTGCACTCGCTTTCGTTCCATTCGGAGGAGCGTTTGCCGGCTTTGCTGCAGGTAAGTTTGCCTTGGGTAGTGGCTTCTTGTTCTCCATTGGCACCAGCCTCGCCCTGACTGGCGTGGCACAGCTTCTCACTCCCACTCCTGATGCCGTCAAGGAAACCGATAGAAAAGACAGTTTCCTTTTTGACAGGGCCACCGATCTGACGGTGCAAGGACAGCCAGTGCCGTTGCTGATTGGCAAGTACCTCGCTGCCTCCCCATTGATCATCTCATCCGCCCTCACCACCCAGCAGGTGCCCGTGTGACCACTGAAACCCTCTACGAACGCAACGGTGGCTGGGAGATTGCTCTGAGCGGGTCAGGCGGCGGAGGCGGCGGAAAGAAAGGTGGCGACGGCCCGACTGAAGATCCAGAATCGCTGCGCAGCCGATCAGAGGCCACTCTTGTCGGCATCATTTCGGAAGGTGAGATTTTTGGCTTCGAGCCTGGAGTGGATCCGCTTACCAAAATCACGCTAGATGGCACGCCCATCAAAAAATTTGATGTAAGCTTCAACTACGGAGTTGACACATTCTTCACAGGCAGCGCTGCCACTGCCAATGGAAAAGGCAATCTGATTCCTGCCATCTCGCAAAGCCTCCCGACTCTACAGCGAGGAACGATCACAGGACAGGTCAATTCGCTGGTCATTGACTATCGAGTGGGCACGCAGAATCAAGACCCAATGCCGGGTTTTGACGATGTAAGAGCAGAGCAAAGCGTTGGACTTCGCCTTGCACGAGTAAGTGGTCCTATTTCTAAAACTACACTTGCAAGCAACTTTAATCGCATTCGCATTCGCGTAGGCGTTGGCGCTCTGTTTTATATTGACAAGGAGAGTGGAGATGTAAAGGGGCGCACTGTAACATTCAATATCAAGATTAAGCCTATTGGCGGCAGCAATTTTGTCAATGAAAACATTGCCATCACTGGCAAGTCAAGGGGGCCTGTTGACTTTGAATACGAATACAAACTGAGCGGGAACGGACCATGGGTGGTCACGCTTGAGCGCCTCACTGAAGATCCAAACACCACAAGCATTTCAGACGACTTGTTCTTCAAGGGCATCGTTGGCATCATTGACAGATCCTTCCGCTATCCAAACACAAGTGTTCTAGGTATCAAAATTGGAGCAGAAAATTTCACCTCTGTTCCTCAATTGGCGCTTGAAGGCTATGGGCTGGTGATGAAAATTCCGTCCAATTACAACCCCTTCACTCGCACATATTCAGGCGTGTGGGACGGCACGTTCCAGAACAACTGGACAAACAATCCTGCTTGGGTGTTCTATGCGCTCTTGACAAACAAGCGCTTCGGTGCAGGCGAGTTCATTGATGAAAGCCAAGTAGATCGCTACAGCCTGCTTCCCATCGCTCAATACTGCGACGAACTTGTTCCCGATGGGAAAGGCGGCCTGGAGCCCCGCATGACTTTCAACGCCTACATCACCGACAGAGGAGAAGCTTATGAAGTGCTGAATGCGCTGGCCGCTGCGTTCAGGGGGCTCACCTACTTTGCGGAAGGCACTGTCGTGGCGATTCAGGATCGTCCTAAGG